CATATTGTCCGACGCTTGGATACTCCCAATAAAGCCCTGCTCTGTAAGTCTGTGCTGAATTACCAGATATCCTTAAATCTTTTGCTTTTGTGTCTGCACTTGCGCCTATTGTTCTGGTTGATTCTACTGGTTGCCATGCGTTGGTTGTGTTCGCATCTCTATATTCAACCTTGTATCTTATTTCAAGTTTCTTTCTTTCGTTTTTGTTATTTACAGAATATAGACCGTTATTTGCTGTTAAATCTATACTTGAAGCATATGTATTTGGGGCTGATGTGAAAGTTGCGAAACTATCTTCATAAAATTTAAAAGTTTTAAATATTAAGTCAAAAGCATATCCAAAAGGGTGAAAAGGAGTATAAACCCTTAACCTTCCAATTGTTTCATCAGTTAGGATTATGCTAGAAGATTTTGTTTCTGCTCCGCTTGAGTTCCACATATGTTGAGACGTTACACTGTCAGAAAAAGTAGATCTAGATGACGGACTGATATTAACCCAAGTATCAGTCCCATAATTTAAAACAGACTCATATTGAATGCTAAATAAAACATTATATTTTTCTTTAGAAGCTGCATTTTTTACTGTAAACTCAAATGCAGAATAGTTTGAACTTGCGCCCAAATCTATTATTTTAGAGTCTATTATTCCATCTGAAACATCAGTGTCCCTTGTAATTTTTTTTAAAGTAAACGATTCTTCTTGCCTGGTATAACCACTCTCAAAATTAATATTAGGATAAGAAACCTCAGCATCCCTAAACTGAGTTGAAGCCTGAATCTGCAAAGGCGAACCTATTACAACTTTCCAATCTTCAAGAGTATCAAGCGCTGTTTCATCAATTTTTATTGTTCCTGATTGTAGCTGTGTTGCTGTGTCAGGTGTTACGGTTATTGATCTGTTTTCATAGCTATTATTATAAATTCTTCCTGCAATTATGCGTGAGGCGGTATCGTCAAGAACCGATATTGCTCCTTGATTTAAAAAAAACAACATATGAATATACTGATCGTTGCCGATTATCTCAGTGTATGGTGAAGCGGCATAATAAGGCTTTATTCTTCTTTCACCGTATAATTTAGGTAATAAAGAGTAAGAACCGGGTTTATTTCTTGATCCTGACAATGATTTTGTCTGAAAGCCTGGGACTTCTCCCGATGCTTGTCCTTGTGCTTGACCTGGCATTTGTGGCGGTATTAATTCATTTATTAATAATCCACCTGCTATATTTATCGCTGTCCCAACTGCCGCCTGAGCCCAAACTCCATATTGAGCAACAAAAGCAGATCCACCAATTCCAGCACTCGCAATAGCAACCGCAAGAAAAGCAACGGTTCTTAAAGAATCTTTATCTCCACCACCACCCCCATGAAGTGGAACAAGGAACTCAATCTCGTCTGTTTCAAATATTTCTGGATTTTGATTATAAAGAAGAATGTTTTTATTATGGCATACTAAACCCTCAAAATCTTCAGGTAATAAATCTTGTATTCTTGTCCCTTGTTCAGCCTGTAAAAAGTATTCTTCAGCATCTCCAAGCGGCATTGGTTTGACATTTATTTTAATTTGCATATCTATATACGCCTACCAATCTATGAACCCAATATTTATGATTTATATTCTCTATACAAGATCTCGAACCTAAGTCAGCGTGGAGAAATTGCTTATCATTTAGACAAATAGCTATATGACTAATATAGCCCGAACGACGGTATAAAAGCAAGTCAAAACTTTTAAAATCATTAACTTTTTTGAAGGTATAGTCTGAAAGAAAACTATTAATACCTTTTTCAAAAACTGGTGCTACTTCTTCAGAATTAAGCCCGTTTTGGTAGCCTATATCTATTTTAGGCAAGTCAATATTTAATTCGTGTTTATACACAAGATAAACAAGACCATAACAATCAACACCCCTTAAAGATCTTCCTAAGCTTTTATATGGTAAACCTATATATTTCTCAGCCCACATATTACCCCCCTGATAAAAACCCCATTGCCCTCATAACTATAGTCAAATAAACCCGGTGCTATTTCAGGAGTAAAAGCGAACTTCATGCAAGGTTCGTTAAGATAATCATAATCAAGTGTAAGCTGTCCTGTTATTGTGTTTATATTCCAGTCAACGCTTTTTAGTGTAAAGTTTAATGCGCCTATTTCAACCACTGCGCTTACCTGAGCAGGATCTTTTCTAACAACAAATATTGAAAACTCAGGAGCTTCATCCGTACCCCTTAAAAGGTCAATTAAAAAATCGCCGAAATTGTCAATTTTAATTTCAGATGTTGGCAAACTGTCTTCTTCAACGCTCGGCAGTGTAAAATCAAAAGCATACGCCGTGAATGTTGTTATACCCTCTATTGGCAAATCAATATCAAGATCAACATTGTTTTGAACAAGATAATAAGGGCTTGTTAAATCAGGATGATCTATTTTCAAGGCAAATAAATAAACTTGCTCTGTAGTCCGTGAAAGAACGCCCTTTAATCCGTCAGGTGTGAGTGTGCGTGCCATTTATGGTAATATCCTTAAATTTATTGTAATTCTAAATTTATCGCCTGAAATGTGCGTTACCTTATAAGGTGCTGCCATCTCCATAACGGTTGGATTTTCAGTCATTGGATGCACCCAATCAAACTGCAAAGCTCCTGACTGAATATCTGTAAACCAGAAACTTACAAAAGTGTTATATTGTGCTTGATCTACTATAAAAGACCCTTCTACAAGCTCTGGAACCGCTGTATAACGCAACCTTTGTTTATCAACGCCATAATCCACGCCTGATCTTATAAGGTTATCTTCACGCTCTATGCTGAATCCTGCTCCGTCTAATTTTTGCGGTAATGTTGCCGGCCACGTTGGCATATTATCTCCTTACTGGTCGTCTTGAAACGCCATAATTGCCCTTCATTGTCCTGTCAAATGCTCCTGTATTATTAGCCGCCCTTACTTCGTCCCTTACTATGACCTGTATTGTTTTTTTTCCGTCTCTTCCGGTTGTTTCTTGTGTTTGTATTTGTTCTGAAGCTGAGCTTGTTCTTTGGTCTATTATTTGGACGTTTGTTCCGCCCATTGCTTTCATCTGATCTTTTGTAAAAACACCCTCTCCACGTTGTAGGATTGCTGGTACTTCATCGCCCGCTATACCGCCATTGTGGTATTTAGGAGCATTGTTAAAAACTGCCGGATTTGCTGATTTAAAAGTGTTACCTTCTCCAACTAATCCACCAGAGTGTTTAGTCTGAAATTTTGAGGAAGGAGATCTTGGTTTATTAGTTATTGCTGGAGTTTGGCTAAAATTAAACATATCGAGATTGCCTAAACCCTCAGCAAGCGGCCCAGTAATAGACTGCCTAATAAGTATTCTTGTAATATCTGAAATAACCGAGTTTGCAAAATCTTTAAAACTTGCCTTGCCTGTTGTAGCAAATTGAACTATAGCATCTTCCATTCTTGAAAAAGAATTTGTGAATAATTGTTCTGTTTGTCCGGCAACATCTTTTACAGAATCAGAATATTTTTTAAATGATGATTTTGCTCCTGCAAGAAACTTGTTTTCTGTAAATATTTCAGATGGGTAAGAATCTCTAAGCTCCCTCATTTTTTTATTTAGCTCTTCAAGCGATGGTATAAGACCAAAAATATAAGCATCTCTTAAGATCTCTGCTTCATCAGAAAAAGACCTAAACATTTTTCTTTTAGGATCAAGCCTGTCTTGTAGCTCGTCATATTTCTTGGCTGCTGTCATCATACGTTCAAGATCTTCTACTGACCCGCCTCCTATTATTTCTCCTGATGTTATCCCACCTTTAAAAGCTTGCCTTGCTGTTTGTGAAGCCTTCAAAGCATCTTCAAGGACACTTAATAAAGTATCACGAAGTGAATTTGCTTGTTTCTCAGACTCTTTAAATAACGGGCTTTCTTTTTCAAAAGAATCAATTTTTTTCCTTGATTCAACTATTTTTTGTGTTGTTGTGTCAATAACTTGCTCTAAAAAACCGATTCTTTCCTCTACTTGCCCAGGAAAAGCTGATGTCTTCAACTCTGATGTAGCTTTAGCGTAGGCCTTTAATGCTTTTTGCTGAGACTCTCTCAAACTGTCTATATTGTTTTTTGCTTTTATATAGTTTTTATATTTTTCATCGCCGATTAAAGGCATCATTTTAATCTTTTTAAACATTTTTGTAACTTCTTCAGCAATTCCACTTACAACTATTATAACTCCTTTAAAAGATTTAATCATGAATTCTGTTGCATCAAAAACATACCCTGAAATTTTTTTAGCCCATTCTTTCATGGCTTTTGTTCCGGCCGGAGACTCTACAAACTCTAAAAACTCTTGGAGCTGGCTTTTCATAAACTGAAATAAGCCGGACTCCATTGTAATACGTCTAAAATTGAACCACTGATGTATAAGGCGGTTCATTAAGCCTTGCCAACTGTTTTTAATCCTTTCAGCCATACCACCGAACTCTTTATTCATACCCGAAAAGATTGCATCAATGGCATCTTGTGTAGTTGCCCCTGTTTCTTTGATAGCTTTGTCAAGCTCGTTAAAAGCAGATGGTAATAAATTAAAAGCTTCAGATAAATATTTCCTTGCATTAACGCCTTGCTCAGCTAACTGGTTTATTTCTTCTGCCGAAACTCGACCTTTTGTTTGTATCTGACCTAACGCCCTTGCAATACCTGTTAAGCTGTCAGACTGACCGCCTAAGGCTGTTACTGTATCAACAAGTGTTGTCATTAGGTCAGTTGTCGGCTTAATACCGTATGCCTGTAATTTTGTAAAAGCGTCTATAGCTTCTTCAGTATTAACCGGAAGTAATGCCGCCCATTTATTAAGCTTATCAAAATACTCAGCTCCTTGATCTTTTGTAAAGGCATCAAGCCTTATCCTTAATCTTTCAGCTGAAGCCGCCGCATCTATGAACTGTTTTGCAAGATAACCAATACCTATGGTAAGTATGAGCCCCTTTAAAGAAAACATATTTTTAGCAAGGGATGTAATCTTTTTGCCGAGTTTCATTGCACCTGTACCAGCTCGCTTTGCTGATGATACCATCCTTTTAAAAGATTTACTTAACCTGTCTGTTGCTTTTTCTGTTTTCTTAGATTCACCGCCAAGCAAACCAAGCTTTTTCATACCCTGTTCCATAGATCGGGTATCAATTTCTATCCCAATTCTTGCAATATCAGCCATATTTAAGCCTTTTTCATTCTGCGGTCAAAGATTGATTTTATCTTGTCTGCAACCTGTTTTCTTTCATCTTCTGTTATTTCTCGCCTGTATGGTTGCGGATAAAATTGGTTTTTATACTTCTGCTTTCCTGCAACAAATCTTTCAGACAAGCTTCTTATCATATCCATTTCAAACTTTGTTATGTCGTACTTGAAGCCGAACGCCCATATTTCTTGAAAGCTTAAAGGAACTTCTCCCATACCGCCTGACATTGAAAAACCAGCTTCTGAAAGCCAGTTAAGCAAATATTCGTAACAATCAACATCAGGCAATATATTATCAAGGTCTACATCCTCATTTTTCTTTATCTTTTCAAGCCTGCTTGTCTCTTCTTTGTCTGGCACGGTGTAAAGCCATGACAGTTGGTCAATGTAAATATCAAGCTGTTTTTTTACTTCGGCAAAAAATTCTCTCTATCCTCCACGAACTCTGCTACCTGTTCTTTGATCCACGGATAAGTTTTATAAAGATACATAGCGTCTTTGACTTCCTCATTGTTTTCAAATACGTTTTTAATATCTTTTGTTACCCCTGCAAGCTGCTTAGTTGTTGCCCTATCATAAAGCTCCGGATCATTTTGTTTCTTTTTATTTTTGCCCAGTTCCCTTGCAATATCAGCAAACACTTTTCTGTAATGGTCTGAGTCAACACCGTAAACAACTACTTGCATAAGTTCGCCGTTGTCTGCTGTAAGATCTTCGCCAGTTACCGGATGTTTAAGTGTAAGTGTATTTTCATCAACTGTTTTTAAATTTGATAAATCCATAAAACCTCTTTTCTGTATTTTAAAGTAATGTTAAAAGCCCCGGTTAAAGGGCTTTATGTTTAAACTGGTGCTACCTCAACAATGGCTGAATCAATTTCCACTGTGCAGCTTGCGGATGTTATTGAATCAACATCTCCAAGGTTGGTCATAAAAGACATTATCTGAGCTGTAAAATAAAGAGCTGTTCCATC